CCAATGATATCATCAGCTTCAGCACCTTCAACATCCACTACTTTATATGGAAAGTTTTCTTTTAGTTCTTGTTTGAATTTGGCAAGCATGTCAAAAATCATATGCCAATCGAGGTCTGATTTTTCACGGTTCTTTTTACGGTTTGCCTTGTAGAATGGAAAGAACTCCTTGCGCCAATACTTGCGGTTGTCACAACAGAGTACAACTTCACCATAGTCTTTACGGAACGTCTTTAGGTGGGTTTTGAGTATCATTAGGACCATATGTCTAATGAGAGATTCATCTAATGTGAATGTTTTTCCATACATGGACTTTTTTCCATTAGATATTTGTGCCATAAGGCCAGCAAGTAGGACTTGGTTCAAGTCAACGAGAATCATAACAAACTTTCAAGTTTCAAAACTATATTGTATCACATATCTTCAAATTTGGCAAGCGCATCTTGGTAGAAATTTTCTGAAGTGGTAGTTTTACGGGAAATGATACCATACCAACCACCTTTAATTAAATCGGAAATATATTCTCTAGGATCCGAAAATATGGCTTCAAATGTATCAAAATTTTTGATAACTAATTTCTCATCATTTTCTTCATCATCTTCTTGAAATAATATAATATGCCATTTATCACCAACAATATTACCTTCTATTGGCATACCTTTGTTTTTATAAACATTCGATTGTATGTGTACATTATTCTTTTCTGTTGGCATGAAGAATATAGCATCAAATTCTCCAAGCTCTTGCATACCATCTAACATTGTAAACCTTTAATATGTGATTTTCTAACTCTTACCATAATCCAAGAATTGTAATAATCCTCGGATTCAAGTGCTCCATTGACAAACTGTTCTTTTGCTTCGAGATATCCACATACACCTTTGGATTTACATAGGTGAACTATCTCTCTACGAAAAGACTCTTTGCCATGCATTATAACATCTTTTTTTAATTCCTCATTGGAACCGTAGTAAGTTTGCCAATCACTTGGTACTTTTATCTTTTTCTTCTTGCCTTTGACCTGTTTGGTCTTAGCTGAATAGAAAAATTTCTTACCAATATACTTTTTACCAGTTACTTCATTAGTAATAATATAGACGAATCCATAATCTTCACCAATCATATCTTCAGTAAAATCCAGTTCTTTATAAATCCAGTTTAGTTGTCCCATTCCTCTTTATCCAAGTCATCTTCATCCTCTATATAGTCTGACTCGGTTAATTCGTCTATGGCTTCACCACAAAATGGACAAAATTGTGGGTATTCTTCGGATGTTAGTTCTTCCATATATTGTATGTCATAAGTTGATTCACAACTAGAACATTCTCCTGTTACATCTTTTGTACTCATTGTTTTTCCTTAGTGAGCCCACACATCACCCCAATCCCCTGAGTGAGCACCTTTTGCATAATCAGTTGCTCTATTCTCAAAAAAGTTAGTGTGTGTTGGAGCGTTAATCATTTCCTCTACCCATGGTAGTGGATTCTTTTTTACTTTAAAAATGCCTTTAAGACCAAGAGATATAAGACGCCTGTCAGCAATATAACGGATATACTTTTTGACATCTTCACTAGATAGACCGTCCATAGCGCCCATAGAAAAGGCGAGGTCAATAAACTTATCTTCCAGTTCAACCATTTTCTCTGCAATAGAGTAAATACGTCCTTTGAGTTCATCATTCCAAATCTCTTTATTTTCTTCTATATATGTGCGGAATAACTTAATCATAGATTCTGCATGTTGAGTTTCATCAACAATAGACCAAGTTACAATCTGTCCCATACCTTTCATCTTACCCTGTCGTGGAAAATTCAACAACATAATGAAAGAGGAAAATAACTGCATGCCTTCAGTAAATGCAGAGAACACGGCAATGTGTGTTGCAGTATTTTCTTTAGTAGTATTTTGAGCAGATAAATCTAAAACATAATCATGCTTATCTTTCATTTCTTGATATTCAAAGAATTCATTATATGTAGCTTCTGGTAGACCAAGAGTTTCAATTAAATGTGAATATGCAGCAATGTGTAAGGCTTCNCGNGCAGCAAAGCCCATNANCATCATTCTTACTTCCGGCTGCGGAAAGTAAGGTAGATAATTGTTAACATAGCCACCCGCAACATCAATATCTCCTTGAGTAAAGAAGCGAAATATATGGGTGAGAAATTGTTTTTCTTCATTTGATAGTTTCTTTTTCCAATCTTTAACATCTTCGGCCATTGGAACTTCAGTATGAAGCCAATGGGACTGTTCGTGTTTCAACCACGCATCATAAGCCCAAGGATAATTAAACGGTTTGAAATAGTTTCGTTGTTCATTTAACTTTTGTGCTACTGCTTTTTTAATCATGATGCCCACTCTCTTAATTGACCTGCTGGTTTAGAACCAATCATTCGTTTCATTTCAATATTTCCATCCAACATCACCAAACATGGTACAGAACGAATTCCATACTGATTCGCAATATCTTCGTGTACATCAATATCAATAACTTCAATTGGCATTTTAACTTGTGCTCTTTCTAAGTTCTCTGCCAATGTTTTACATGGTCCACACCATGATGCTGTAAATCTTAATATTCTTTTCATTTTATCCCTCACATGCAATGCAATCGTTACCTTGAGCAATTTGTGTCATATCAAGCTCTTTGATAACCTGTCTTTCGATTTTCTTAGAAACTTTATCTGCTTTACCAATCTTTTCGGAACGGCAGTAGTATAGAGTTTTAAGGCCTTTCTTCCATGCCATAAAATGTATGGCGTGAAGATATTTAATATGTGCATCCGGTCTAAAGAATAAATTCAATGACTGTGCTTGGTCAATATATGCTTGACGGTCAGATGCCAATTCAATTACCCATCGTTGGTCAATTTCCATGGATGTTTTGAATACTGCCTTTTCATCATCAGTTAAAATATCTAAGTGTTGAACTGAACCATCATTAGCAATAATAGATGACCATATTTCTGCATACAATTCTTCACCTTTTGGTGTCAATACTGTACCACCTTCAGGATCTAAATGCTTCATAATAACTTTATCTAACCATTTGTTCTTGTTTAGAAATGCTCCCGATAAAGTGTCCTGACGATATGCGTTAGCACGATAAGGTTCGACACTAGGAGAAGTATTTCCCATGATGATAGACGAAGAAGCATTTGGAGCGATAGCCATAAGATGACTAAAACGTTGGCCAGTGCCACTAGCATCCGGAGCTTCCCCACGCTCGGTACCCAATCCAACATTTGCCACATTTAAACTCTCCCTTATATGTTTGAAAATACGATTATTGGTGACTTTTGCCATAACTCCTTCAAACGCAATACCTTTTCGTTGAAGGTAAGCATGAAAACCTAAAGCACCGATGCCGATACTGCGCTCACGACTGGCACTATACCTTGCACGTTCAATGGCGGAAGGCGCATTATCAATAAAATACTGAAGAACATTGTCAAGCATTTCAGCAATATCACGAAGGAAAGTAGGATGGTCTTTCCACTCATCATAGTATTCTAAATTTAAAGATGATAAACAACATACCGCAGTTCTTTCTTCATTAGTTGGTAAAATAATTTCAGAACATAGATTCGATTGATGTATCTTCAAACCTTTGTCTTTTAGAAATTGTGGCATCATTCTATTACTTGTATCAATGTAATGAATGTATGGTTCACCTGTGTGCATACGATATTCAATAATTTGTTGCCACAAATGTTTGGCTGATACAGTTTCACGGATTTCACCAGAATGTGGATCTTTTAATTCCCACTTATCATCATAATCAGAATCCAACATACACTTCTCAATGATTTCCATGAAGTCATCTGTAATATTAATACCGTGATGTAAATTTAAACACCGTTGATTTTGGTCACCTGTTGGTTTCCGCATTTCTAGAAATGAAATTATATCAGGATGAGATATATCAAGATAAGCGGCGTAAGAACCACGGCGAGTACGACCTTGACGATAAGCCAAAGAACTTGCATCATAAATTTTAAGATGCGGCATAACACCAGTAGATTTATCATCAGCAGACCTAATACCAAAACCAATACCCACACCACCGCCGAGCATACTGAGCCAATTAGTTTCCGAAAGGTTNTCAACTAGTCCCTCCGCTGTGTCTTCAATGAAGTTAAGAAAACAGCTAATAGGCATTCCTCTCTTAGAGCGNCCAAACGATAAGATTGGTGTTGAGTAGGAGAGCCAATGTTGTGATGAGTATTCATACAGNCTTTGAGCATGTTCATCGTTTGTTGAAAACGTTTTTGATACAAAGGCAAATCTNTGTTGCGGAGAAATTTCATCTTCTCGCATATACGATTCTTGTAGTCTTTTGATTCCGAGTTCATCGAATAATTTGTCTCTTTCTAAATCTATCTTTATACCTAGATATTCATTCATATTTCCATTTATTCCTTATTATCTTTTTTTCCAATTAATAAATTCCATCTTTGCTCTAAGATTCACAAAGGTACTTTTACTTATAAAATCTTGTATTTCGTCAGGTGAGAAACCACCATTCAAAACCATCTCATTCACATCCTTTTCTATAATCAATTCTGGCCAAATAACAACAGCATAATGTTCATCAATAGCCTTCTCCATCTGCTTATGTAGTTCTTTATTCCGAGGCTCATTATCATAAACCAAAACTATTTTAGTTCTATCAAACAATTTAGATGCCGACATCAAATTTGCATCGGCAGTCGATATGGCGTTCTCCAAGAACATAGAGTCAATAGGACCTTCTACTACATAGATAGTCTTATCCTTGTCGATCCTATCAAGACCAAAGACCTTGTGATTATCATCATTCATCTTTATGGTGATGTATCTTAACTTAGATTCACCTAATGCACGACCTTGAAATGCTATCAGATTCTTATCTTCATCATAGAATGGTATTACCAGGCGTGGGTCGTTCTCTTTGAGGGTGTCCTTCTCAAGATTGAGGCTTTCCACGAACTTCTTAAAATCTTCTGTGTAATATAGTTCTGAATAAAAGGCCTGTGGTATTTGTCTTGCTTCCACGTATGTCTTAGCAAAATGGCCATCTGGTAACGATTCAATTGAAGGAATCGTAA